GAAATGATTAAAGGTGGTAAGGGTAAACTTGCGGAAACGCAATCTGGCATGGACTGGCTTTCTAATTGCCTCCATCCTCCCACCGGTCGCACACCTAACAGACCGGTTAAGGATCAACCAGATCTCTCCGCTCAGGCTTCCGTTTGCCTGCATTACCCCATCATTAACGAACAACCAATCAATCCGATGAGTCTCGACGCAGTACCGGTCATTAAGTACTCCAAATATCTGTACATTATGACCAATTCTCCCCTTTATGACTTCATTGTGCTAAGAATTACACCTCAAGGCACTCCGGAGCTTAAAGTCGGAGGAGGCTACCCCATCTTTTATGAGGCTGGTACTACTCGCAATCCAAACCTCAGTTTGGAATCCATGGCTAACAACATGGAATCATATCGACTCATCGGTCGTTCCACTACCTTCACTCAGGACTCCATGTCGGTCAACAATAACACTATGCTTTACGGTGCCAAAATACGTCCGAACATCGGCATTTACACCACCGCAGTAATCGTCAATCAACGAAATCCGTTTCACGAACGATTCCACAAGCATATTGGTTATGACCAAATCGTCAAACAACACTTCTCTCCCTCTGCTCGTAAAACAGTTAAAGTGGGAGACGACGATTTCTGCCACATCGCCGGTCAGTTTAAGAACAAGCTCAAGGTCTCCGATGATGATACGCCCGAAGTAGGAACTCCATCCATTGGTAATTCTATTCAGGTATTTTCTCTCGGTCCTTACACTTTCAATGGTGGCGACATTATTGCCAGAAATCCCGGCAAATCCGTCACCTGGAAAGCTGACAAAGGTGCGTTTATGATTCAGCATCAAACTGAACCTATTAACAGCTACACCTCTGTCATTCGTTCTTACACTAGCGAAGCGAATTCTACACCCGCCACCGGTTATGGCGTATTGTCTTTTGCTGAGTTTCAAGCGCAGGGTCTTTGGTATCTTATCCAATTTCCTACTTCCATCGCTGGAAACCATGCTGGCGGTCCGTTTGACGTCCCGTGGAATAACTTCCAATTCGGGTTGGTCTTACATGACTTTGCCGCAGGGCTTCCTAGCACTACCGCTCCTACTCAACTCACATACCCCATTGCCCCTATGAAGACTGAAACTAACATCAATATTGCCTTTCAGCCTGCACCTAGCTCTGTTCTATCATCATGCATTCGTGATGCTCCTGTTTATGACCCCCTTGCCTTAGAGCGTCGCGCTCAGATCTCCAATTCCCAACCTGATATGCTTGAAGCCAAAGATAATTTTCTTGGTGGCCTCGCAGCTATGGCTGGCAAAATTCTGCCTAAGCTCTTTCAGTTTGCGCCGGAAATTGGTAATCTTGTTGGCAACATTGCTGGTGGTCGTTCCAAAAAGGAGCCCATGCCAAAGACCTCCGGTCTTAAGAACCTTAGAGTCCCTGCAGACGCTGAAGCTGAAC